GTTCAAGCAATTGAATAAAGTTACTTTCCCTCTTCATGTTATTAGTAATCATTGAATTACCAAAACAGAAATATTTTACGCGAGAAAATGCACTAAAGAGGTTTGTATACGCAGTTGCCTCATCTGGAGCATCCAGCTGCTTATAATCTGGGACTCCTTCTGGAAGATTAAACTTCACAGCTGGATGATATAAACATTCGCAAAGGAAACGAAGTCCACGGGAATATTCTACGCCCGATTTGGCATAAGTCTTCAGAAGACTGATTCTCTGTTCCCTATCAGTTATCTTCGAGAGAGTTTTCAGAAATTCATGAAGATATACAGTCCCTCTCTTATGAACGATATTATCGATTGTATTGCTCATTTTTGCACCTTAAAGATTTTGAAGTTGGTCAATGATCGAATGCAATTTATTCCGTGTAACATAATTCATGAAGTCTGTCTTAGTCTGCACGGGAGCATTTGAATACGCTTCCCAACAATCTTCGACCACGTTTTCCGGAATTTCATCAAAATCGATCAGTTTTTTGTTACGAGAGTAGTATGTACTGATACTCTCATTGATGACATTGGTAGTCTTATACTCTTCCCACCACTCATCTACGCTCTTGGCATAAATTGACTTCTGCCTTACTTTTTCGACAAGTGTATAATGGTCATCTTGAGTCAATGAAGAAGGAATACAGTCACCGGCATCTCCACGTACAATCTTATCGAAGAGCGCGAATTCTGGATTTTCTTCTCTTACAAACTTTTCCTGTGTAGTAGAATACTGATCAACTCCTTGATAACGTTGTAGTTGAACGAGGTCTCCGTCAGAGCTGATGATCATTACTCGCTCGGTGTCATATGGGTTCACAAGCTCATTTTTCAATGAGCACTTCTTCATGACAATCGAAGCAATGACGTCATCACCCTCTGCTTTAGAAACCCGCACTGCCTTGTAATGGCTCTCAAGATTCAGTTCATCAAAAAGGACTGAGATGCATTGGTCTGCAAATTCATAATCGAACGGAGCATTTGCCTTCCTCTCCTTTCGCTTGATCTTGTAGTATGGGAAGATATCTTTTCGCCAATAACCATCTTTTGAATCAAAGGCGAATACAACTTCATTTCCATACTTTTCACCAAACATCTTTTTGACGTTAGCGACTAGAGTAAGAAAATAGGAGCGAACGTCATTGACGGTCACTCCATCGATCCCAAAGTCCTTTGATGCACGAGCAGTTGCAGCAATGATCGCGTGACTAGAATCTATGATGATCATTCATCGTCACCATCGTCTGCACGAGAACTCTTTGCGAACAAAGATTCATAAAGGTCTTCGAACTCTTCATCTTGTGCGACTTGCTCATGGAAATTCTGTGCATGATATGTCTTTACAAGACGTGTAAAGAACTTAGGAGGCATACCAAACTTCTCCTTCATATCAGTCTTGATGTTCTTGATCAGGTCTCGTTCTGCTTCAGTACGAAGGAGGGAATTTGATGCTTCCTTGACTGCATTCTGAATAGATTGGATTTCATCCGGGCTAGTTGGCATGATAAAAGAATTGCTCATTTTAAACTCCTTTGTTAATGGTACATTTAATATCATTGTTCCTCATATATGAGGACAGTTCACGAGTTCTTCCAGTGGTATCTACAACAAAAAGTTTTTTAATTTGGTTAAAAGAAACAATGAGAGTTGCAGTATTTGGGTAGAAATTAAACTTTTCTCCTGTAGAGAAAATTACACATTCTCTAAGCAAACCATCGTCTTCTGCATAATTCTTTGTAGTACATGCGGAAAGCAATACAACAAAAAACATTCCAGTTAAAATACGTTTCATTTGAATTCATCTCTTTTATCAGGCGAGTATACAATTGTAGAAATTCCGCCAAGCCTTAAAACTGACATTGACAGATCATTATTCCAACGCTTCTTCCATTCTTCATCAACATCTACCCATACAACGGTGCTTACATTTCTCTTAACAAGCAAAGCAGCACATCGTTCACATGGAGGATGAGTAATGTAGACTGTATGACCGGTAAGGTCAGTTTTTTCTGAAAATTCCAATGCGTTATGTTCAGCATGAATGGTACATGCCAACTTCATCTCTCTTGAAGAGAGAGCCAAATTATCGTCTATATTTGACGGCGCTCCATTAAAACCTACAGACACCAATTGTTTGTCTTTTGTAACAACCGCTCCGACCTTTGTACTTGGGTCTTTACTCCACGAAGCAACCTTAAAAGCCATTTCGAGGAACCTACTCCTCCATTTTTCATCGATCACCTAATTACCTCTTCTAGCTGGATTACCATATCGTTTGTAATAACTTCCTGTTCTGGTTTATCACAGGTAACGATATTCAAAATTTCATTGATTAGGGAAGTCGAGGTCTTAAACCTTTTTACAATCTCTTCTATGACTTCCAGTCTATCAGGATGGTCCTCACTCTCTGCTAGAGAGATGAGGACATGTCCCGGTACGTTAGTATAACTTTTCATAATTTTCTCCAAAGTTACTTCGATACTAACATACCATTCCTATTATGTCAATTCTTTTTCTGACGAAGGGTGGCCTTGACTTCCCTTTCGATACGAGCACGTTCCTTGAAAAGGCGCTTTAGACGAGTATTGATTTGATCTGCATCCAAGTAGATTTCCTTGTCATTCTTGACATCTGAAATTTCTTCCTCGGTAAGGAATCCTTGATACACGTCGTCTATATAGCTTTCAACTGATTTTACCGCAAATTGTACAGACCTCTTGAAGTTGCCAGCTGATCCCCCTGCAACCAATTGAGCAGTATGAATCATCATTTCAGCAGAAGGATATACAATGATCTCATCACAGCTCAGAGCGAGCATAGATGCAGCCGAATAGCACTTAGCCATAATGACAGCAGTTGTTTTAACTCCTACCATTTTGAAGGTCTCTACAATCGATCTGAGAGTAAACATATCTCCACCAATTGAGTTAATGAGAAATACTACACTATCCGACTCACTACATTTCATAATGGTCAAAATAACCTTTCGGTAATACTTAGCATCAAGAATCTCATCATCAATAAAAATTCGATGACATTGAGCAGTAAAAGTAGTGGTATCGATTGTATCGTCTCCATTGGCGACGAACTCATTAATGATGTCAAATTCAGCCATTATAACTCTCCGAAGGTATATTCCCATTTAGTACCACTAAATTGTAAATGGAGGCATTTATATGAATATCAAGAAAAATACGGGATATAACGGAAACGTAAACCTTACAAAGGCCGGGACTCAGCATGAATGGTCCCCTGAAATAGCTAGAGAGCTTAGACGCTGTCAGAAAGACCCTGTATACTTTGCTAAGACATATTTCAAGATTATTCATGTCGATAAAGGGCTAATACCACTACAACTATACAAATTCCAAGAAGATGCTATTAATCTTTACGCCCAAAAGAATAGAAAGATCATTCTAAACACATCTAGACAGATTGGTAAGACCACTTTTGCTACTGCCATTATTCTTCATTATGCCATCTTCAATCCATCCAAAAGAATCGCTCTTCTAGCCAACAAAGGCGACACTGCAAGAGAAATTCTTTCTCGTGTAAAATTGGCGTTCGAATACCTTCCGAAGTGGCTTCAGGTCGGAGTCAAGGAATGGAACAAAGGTTCAGTTGAATTCGAAAACGAATCAATCATCATTGCAGCTGCTTCCAGTTCTTCAGCTATTCGTGGTAAGTCCATGTCAATGGTTTACATCGACGAAGTTGCATTCGTTGACAACTGGGAAGAGTTTTCAGCTTCTGTTCTTCCTACCCTTTCTTCCGGTAAAGAAACTATTCTAATCCTTACCTCTACCCCGAAGGGACTGAATCATTTTTACTACTACATGGAAAACGCTAAACGAGGTAAAAATGGTTTTGCATGGCTAGAAGTTCCATGGCATCAGGTTCCCGGTAGAGATGCCGCTTGGAAAGAGGAAGTTCTCGCCTCTATCGGATATGACATGCAGAGGTTTGAACAAGAATACGAATGCTCATTCCAAGGTTCTTCAGGCTCTCTTATATCTGGGGCCGCTTTGAGACTTCTTCAAGCCAAAGACCCAATTTATTATGACGTTCAGGGTCTTAAGCAGTATGAGAGACCAAACAGAGGATCGATCTATGCCCTTGTGGCAGACGTTTCTGACGGTAAAGGGCTTGACTACTCAACATTCCACGTTATAGATGTCTCCACGTCACCTTACAAGCAGGTCTGTACATTCCGTAATAACATGATAACTCCAACAGACTTTGCCTCTGTAATCAATACCATAGGAAGAGCTTATAACAATGCGTATGTCCTGATCGAAAATAATAACATGGGAGGACAGGTCACTAATCTCCTATGGAATGAGCATGAATACGAACTTCTTATTAGAACAAAGAATATGGGAAGAGACGGTAAGCAGATTTGTTTTGGTAATGAAAAGGGGTCTGAGATAGGACTCAAGATGTCAAATCCTATAAAACTGCTTGGATGTTCATTACTAAAACTTCTGATAGAACAGAACCAATTCAATATTATTGATAAGTCAACAATAGGTGAATTGTCAATGTTTATCAAGTCAGGAGCTTCTTATGAGGCCGAAAAAGGGTATCATGATGACATGGTAATGCCTCTGGTATCTTTCTCTTGGCTCACTCAGACTAAGTTCTGGTTTAACATGCTTGAGAAGAATATCTTTCAAGGAATGCGGGAGTTTAGTCAATCTGAGATTGAAGAAATGATGAAATCTACTGCCATGATCGTGTCCAAGGGAGACGATGACATAGATAAAAACAAGGTAGAAATCATTGACGGAGACGTTTGGTTTTTTGTTGATGAAGACAATGGATACGACACAGATGTTTGTTGGTGATCTGTAACAATTGTTCAAATATTATACAAAAATGACCATTTCTTGTCATCTCAGGCCAAAGAATTTTGTAAATGGCCTGCAATGATATTGACTTTTTGGCGATTTTGTGGTATAATGGTCTTACAAGTCAATGCAAATAATTTGAAGGTCAATGACAAGTAAATTGCAGATCAATATAAAGACTTGAGCGAAGCGAATTGCCGAAGCAAAGCGTAGGCAACTATAAGTGATTTGTAAGTCATTGTCAATCATTTCAATGTGCCTTCGGCACCTCGCTTCGCTCGATCACTAAATTGATTTGTATTGACTTTAATGGTATTGACAATGACTACACCGAGCGTAGGCCTGAACTATCTATCCCGTAATAGAGGGAAATTTGTAATACCCTCTTTGCCAAATACCTCATTCAACATGAGAGAAGTCGAAATTCCCGGCATTGATCTCCCAGCTGCAATAGTTCCCGATCCATATCGTGACAAACCGTTACATGGCGACAAACTTGAATTTGAGGCATTAACCGTCACATTTCTTGTAGATGAAAATCTTAAGAACTGGCTTGAGTGTTTCAATTGGCTTGTAGGTCTTGGTGCTCCAAGAGACAAAGAAGAGCAGTTCCTTACAAAGGAACATGCCGATGTAGACGCCTACATGATTGTCTATTCAAGCCACAATAACCCGATTTGTAAGATTCGTTTCATTGGATGTATTCCAACTGCACTTTCTGGAATTTTCTTTTCTGAGTCTACTCAGGAAACTGAAGTGGTTGAAGCGAATTTGACACTTGAGTACTTGAGATACGAATTTGTCCCTGTAGAGGAATGATATGACCTTCGAAGAAATCAATAAGGAATGGGCACAAGACTCTATTCTTAATCAGCTCGCACTTGACTCAGAATCGCTCAAAATACCGTCTCTTCATGCTAAGTGGTGGCGTATCATGAATGAAGAGAGAAAGGCTCTCAGAGAGCTTTCTGAGACGGCCAATGCCATGGAAAGAGTGCTTGATGACTATTACTCAAGAACTATTTCAGTTGAAGAGATGCAGAAGTACGGCTTTAAGGAATTGCCTGAGAAAAAGGTTCTCAAGCCTGATATGCCAAAGGTTATTTCAAGTCATCCTAAGATGATTGCTATAAAGCTAAGACTTGGTACTCAGAAAGATAAAGTTGAATATCTCATGGATATCATTAAGTCCATTCACAATAGATCATTTGCAATTCGAGATGCTATCGAGTTTAGAAAGTTCCAAAACGGTCAATGAAAATGGGAGCCTTAAGGCTCCCATTTTGGTACTATCTTAGAAAGCTCCTTATACTTATTAAAGAGAGCAGTGTGATCTTCCGAAGCATCCTTAGGCTGGCTTATGTCTCCATTTTTATGAATCTCGTGTACCTTTTTACCCCCATCTATAAAGGTAGTTTTTTCTCCATCTTCTATTCTTATTCTATTTGAAATCTCGTTATATGATACATGTGGTTCACGATCATTTCCTACCCATACGTGAGTACTTCCTTGTTTTGAAGACGGGCCTCCAGTAGGAGGTCTTTTCTCTTCTCCAAATTCAGAATATTTGTAATCTCCGTACTTATCAATTACAGCTGGACCTTCTGTTACTGGCCTATGATGGATTCCATTCATGACATAATATTTTTGTACATTTGAATCTAATGCTGGACCAAATTTGTAATCTCTATGCATAATACCGAATTTGTAATATGCTTTTGATTTTACACTACCGTAATTTTTTATTCTGGCTGGGTTATCCCCGTCGCGATGAATAGCTCCGTGTTTGTAATATTCTTCAACGTGTTCATTATCACTCTTTTCAATTACAGCTGGCTTATCGCCTTCTCTATGAAGTTTTCCGTCATTGTAAAAATGATACTTCGTTTCACCGAATGATTCTTTTTTGTACGCAGGTTCTCCATTTTCTCTATCATGGAGTCTTCCAAACTCATTATAGTTCTTTTCAATTTCGCCTGTCTTATGAACTCCTTTTTTCTTAGCCAAGAAAATTGGCTCGTCGTCATCATAGAGAGACTGGTTTTTCTTAAAAGTTACTGAAGTTTCACCTTTACGAAGACGAGGGTAGTTTGTATGAGACCATCTATTGACTGTATGGAGAAAATCGTCTGTAGGGTGCCCGAAATCATGTCCTGTTTCAGGAACCCAAACATCTCTATGTTCTCCAAGAGGACTTCCATCTTTGAAAGCATGATGCCTTTTCAAAAGAACTCTTGCAATTGGATTCTCGACATCATGATCTCCTTTCTTTACTAGGTATGCAATCAAAGTTCCATGACGAATGTCGTTTTGGATAGTATGATGAAATAGTCCACCTTTTCGCATTTCGTCATCGTCTATATGGCTTGTCAATTCCGGGTGCTTCATCTCAGGACCGGGAAGACGTGTGCAATGAGCGCCTACCCATTTTCTCGATGATGTCATTCTTAGAAGAGACTGAGGGTCTCTTGATATCACGACTTCATGATCTTCTGATGAACTAGAGGCCCTTTTTTTGTCATTGTTGAAAATCTTTAAAGCCGTCTGATCTTTTTCTCTTGCAAGAACTTTCGAGATAGATGATCTATCTTCTCTCTTCTCTCCATTGATATCGAATTTTTCCTTAACGGCTACGTTATTAAGATAGTCGTGAACTCTATACCCGTGCTTTAAAAGGACGTTTCTTATTTCAGGATGAATGTCTGAGTCGTCGAATTTTTTAGGATTGGTTGCCTTTTCAAGAGGTATTACGATATGATTTTCGCTTCCAAATACTCTATCGTGAGCATGATATCCTTCGTTTCCATCTCTTTTAGCACTCTCGATCCATTTGTCTCCAAGCGCCTGAGCCTCCGGATTCAAAATGCTTTCTTTAAGATATTTTTCAAATTCACTCATGATATTTCCATAACCAGTAAGCGTCTACCATATCAGTGATAGGAGACGGAATTTTCTTTTTTCTATCAAGTTCTTTTTCAAAATGTTCGAAGATATCGATACCGCAATTGTCTTTTATAAACGCTTCTGCCATATCATGCTTATCGGCATTACCGTTTCCAGTAGCAAATTTCTTTACTGTCTTCGGAGAAATTTCATTGTGCTTTAGACCGGCTACCCATATAAGATGCTTAACTAAACCAGTAGCTTCTCCTATATGAAAGACTTGTCCCTTTCCCTGCATTGCATATCCTTCTAGGTTTATAACGTTGCAGTCTTTGACAATTTTAAATGCCCATAGAGCTAACTTATAGAATCTCTCTTCAGGGGTTGACCATTCCGGATAATCGTAAAGGATAATGTTTCCTTCAGAATGATGTTTCTTAGCCTGCTTAAATGCATGGATAATCGGTTTTTCTCCGATTTTCCCTACACATATTGCAGGTGAAGTAAGTGAAAAGTCTATTCCAGCTTTCACTCTTCGTCCTCTACAATCTGATCTGAACAGAAAGGGCAGTAACGAATCTGGTGTTCGCTATAAAGTTCGGTGATTGAGAATTCACTTTCACAACTTGAGCAAGTAAAAGTTTTTTCTTCTTTTTGTTCAAACATTTGATAGCTCCTCATGTTCCTTTGCCATTTCTGTCTGGAATGCAGCTCTATCATGCATTTTTCCTGCTTTGAAAAATTCGGCAGCTTCTCGATGGAATTTAGCTTTCTCGCTATGCCAATTTTTCTTTGATACTTCTTCGTTTAAAACTTCTTCGGAGAGGATAACCTCATCTCCTTTAAAATCTGAAAACTTTTTCATTTCTTTTCTCCAATTAAACTATTAATGAT